GAAATTAGTGAGCGTGACTCCAGACGCAGAGAAGCACATGGGTTACGTAGCGAGGGTGAGCAACCCAAAGAACCAAGACAATCCAAACGTCGCTGGTTTGTTAAGTTATTGTATAAAGCACGGTCATTGGTCCGTCTTTGAGCAAGCACATATGACTGTGGAAATCGAGACCACTCGTGGACTTGCAGCACAGATACTAAGACATAGATCATTTACATTCCAAGAGTTCTCACAACGTTATGCTGATGTGAACTGGTTGAAGATGGGTATACCCATACCAGAATTACGCAGTCAGGACAGTAAGAATAGACAGAATAGTATAGATGATATACCAGAGGAAAAACAGGAGAGGCTCCAGAAAACAATCGGTAGGCACTTCTATGAAGCGTTGGATTTATACAATGAACTTATACGTGAGGGCATTGCGAAGGAATGTGCGAGATTTGTTCTCCCTCTAGCATCACCAACCAGATTGTATATGACTGGTAGTGTACGTTCATGGGTACATTATGTTGACCTACGTTCAGGTCATGGTACTCAGAAAGAACACATGGACATTGCTAACGCATGTAAGGAGATACTTATTCAAGAGTTTCCAGTATGTGCTAAAGCATTGGAGTGGGTATGACATTAATATTCTGGTTCGGGTTCCTAGTAATGGCCTTCAATGAGGGGTTCGTTATTCTGAGACATCAATCTAAATTCTTTGCTCAGTTGAGGGATGAAATCATTAAGGACTTTGGTGATGGGTGGAAGAAATTCCACTCAACATTAGATTGGGTCTGGGTTGCTGGAGTTATTCTAGGACTCATACTAGCAGGTGATCAAAGATGGACAGACATCACAGCTCTTGTCACATTCTGGGGTTGTGTGCTAGTATTCGTTTACATACCTAAGTGGGTAGGATAAATGATATTCTGGGGTGGTAATCATAAAGTAGATCTAAATATTATTTCTACTATAGTAGATGGATTGAAGAAGATCAAATCATCATACCGTGGTGGTTTTTATTCTTCATACCATGTAGATCCACCTCTTCGACCTGATAGAATACTCAATGACGGATACATTAATATCTTAGAGAAAGCAACCAAGGATCTTGGTTTATATTATAGATGTGATTACTACTGTGACTATTGGACACAGGTTTACCCTGCTACTCCTGCACCACTTGGTACTCACTTCACACATGATCACTTCTCTGGAGTAGAATTATTTTCATGGGTTCATTTCCTGAGACCTACTTCAAAAAAATGTTTCCGTTTCTTAGACTCTCATGGTGCATCAATCTATCCAGAGCAAAAGGAAGGAGACTTTATTATTTTTCCGTCTTGGGCTCTACATAGAGTAGATGCTAACGAAGAGGATGAGGACAGGGTTGTTGTTGCTGGTAATGCACTAGCAAAATCAATACAATGTCCTCTACCAGGAAATGAAGAGACTAAGATCTCTACCTGTCATGATTTCAATGATAGATTTAGATTATGGGAGAGCAATACTTTTCCACGATCTTTTGCAAACGATATACCTAAAGAATGGTTGTAACTATGCCAACATACCCTGTAAAAAATAAAATAACTGGTGAAGAAAAAGAAATGGTCATGAGTATGAAAGCTTATGATGAATGGAAAGAAGCTAATCCTGACTGGGATAAGGACTGGTCTAAAGGAGTTGCTGGTGTAGGTGAGGTAGGTGATTGGCAATCAAAGATGAGTAAGACTCATCCAGGTTGGACAGATATTATGAAGAATAAAATACTACCTAAAGCACCAACCAACAAATCAATTGCGGAGAAGTGGGGTTAAGTAATGCCAGCAAAGAAAAAAGTAACCAAAGCACCAGGAGCAGGTATGACTGCCAAGCAAAAGAAAAGACGTAAGCCAATTAATGCAGAGCTTATGTTTCCTATCGAACCACTCACTGAAAATCAAAAGATATTCTTTGATGAGTGGGACAAAGGCCAGATGATCTATGCCTCTGGTGTAGCAGGAACAGGTAAAACATTCATCGCATTGTACAAGGCATTACAAGATGTACTTGGAGACTCTACACCATATGAGAAGATATATCTTGTGAGATCTCTTGTACCATCCAGAGAGATTGGTTTCTTACCTGGTGATGCAGATGATAAATCATTTTTATATCAAGTACCATACAAGAAGATGGTACAACATATGTTCCAGATGCCAGATGATAATGCATACGAGATGTTGTATGAGAATATGAAGCATCAGGATACTATATCATTCTGGTCAACCTCATTCATAAGAGGTACAACATTTGATAATGCTATCATTATAATTGATGAGTGTCAGAACTTGAATTTTCACGAGTTAGATAGTATAATAACAAGAGTAGGACAAGATAGTAGGATTGTTTTCTGTGGAGATCAAGCCCAAACTGATCTTGTTAAGACCAATGAGCGTACTGGTATCTTAGATTTCCAGAAGATCATTGGTTCTATGAGTGAGTTCTCTCTTATCGAATTTGGTATTGAGGACATCGTTCGTTCTGGTTTAGTCAAATCATATCTTATTAGTAAAATTAATGCTGGTCTATGAACTTTAAACATGTAGATATTATTGAACCTATTGAGATGCCAGCGAAGATAGTAGAAGGTAAACGTGTTTACCTTACACCTGATGGAGATAAGTTTCCATCAGTTACTACTGTCATTAGTAATAATGCCAAGAAGATGGCAGGTATTGCTAAGTGGAGAGAACGTGTTGGTATTGAGGAAGCGAATCGCATCTCCGCAAGATCAACCAAGAGAGGTACAACCTATCACTCCATAGTTGAGGACTACTTTAATAACTGTTTGGATATTAATGAGTACAAGAAGTCTCCGCTTCCTGTGGTCATGTTTCACCAGACAGTACAAACACTTAACAGGATAAATAATATTTACTTGCAGGAGGCCGCACTTTACTCCAAACACCTAGAGTTGGCAGGAAGAGTGGATTGTATTGCAGAGTTTGATGGAGAGTTATCTATAATTGATTTCAAGACATCTGCCACACCTAAGCGTGAGGAATATCTCTATGATTACTTCGTGCAAGAAACTGCTTACGCATGTATGCTCCAAGAGTTATATGATGTGAGTGTTAAAAAAATCGTGACCATCGTTGCTTGTGAGAATGGTGAAACTCAGGTGAAAGTACTTCCACCTAAGAAAGAATACTTCATCACATTAATGGGTTACATATCTGAATACCAAGAACGATATGGACAAAAAACAATTACTTGAGGATAAATTTATGACTGCTGCGAAATTTTCGCAGGAGGTGGAGAAAATTGCAATACATAATTCGGATATGAATTATATTGATTCGGTTATCCACTACTGTGAGATGAATGAGATAGAACTAGATAGTGTTACTAAATTGATTAGTAAACCACTAAAAGAAAAGCTGCGTCACGAGGCACAGCAACTTAACTTTATGAAGAAAACCTCTAGAGCAAAGTTGATGCTAGTATGACCAGTAAATTTTTCCAATCAGAATTAATCCGTGGTGACATCCAAGAGATGATAGAACTTCAGCAGTTCTGTTTTAGATCTGCTATGAATTTCGTGCTGCTTGATTATGATAGAAAGAAGGAATACTTTGATGCATTAGTAAGACTGATTGAAAAACAGAAAGTATTCTATGCTCGTATTGAACTGAGTGATGACCCTGAGGCCAAGTCTGTTAAAGAAACAATGAAGCAGGGAATTATTATGTTAGGTGCTACACCTAACACTAGAATGCAGGACATGTTTGATGAACTCCTAGAAAAAGTTGAAGGATTCAAAGAGAGACTAGAAGAAGAAAAGTAAATCAAACCGAAAGATAGTATAAAGAAAACGGTGTTTTGTGTGAATTCCATGTTATATAATATGTGGAGTTCAACACAAGGAGATGAAAGCAACTAAGACCGCACTGAAATGGACAGAAGATGGGGAACTATCTGCTGTTGACATGGCAAGGATACTAGAAGCTATGGATAATGTAAAACTAAAAGAGTGTAAGCTCAATGAGAGGGAGGTAGAATTTTATGAGTGGTGATCCAGGGTTAACCGAACCAGTAATTTTTTACACAACTGAAATGACTTTGGCCAAGAAGATTTTATTAAGGCATCATACTCAAACAGTTCAAACCAGAGAGGAGTTCCATCTAAGTAGATGGAGAACAAGCAGTCCTCTTCAGGAATAATTAAGATTTAGGGGGTTGACAGCACCCCCTTTTTTATGCTATAAATATAAATGTCGGGGTCGCTCCCTGACACGGGAGTGACTGAATAAACTTGCTGGCATAAGGCTAGTTAAGGTGATGAGACACAGGTGGTGCTGCTTCCCCCAAGGAAGAATCGACTTACCAGTCGGGTCTCAGACAGTGAGGTAAAAATCTACTCATGTAGCAATGCCCCTTACTTGTTGGTATACATAATTCCAACCTCCCACCCCAACCAAATCCAATTAAATCTAAACTAATATGTCATTTGCAAATTTAAAAAAGAAATCCAATTTAGAATTTTTACAAAAAGAATTAGAGAAGTCTGTCAGTGGCAGACAAGTTGATGATCGCTTCTGGAAACCAGAAGTAGATGCATCAGGTAATGGATACGCAGTTATCCGTTTCCTACCAGCACCAGAAGGAGAGACAGTACCTTGGGCGAAAGTTTACAGTCATGCATTCCAAGGACCAGGTGGTTGGTACATTGAAAACAGTCTCACTACGCTAGGAGAAAAGGATCCAGTAGGTGAAGTTAATCGTCGCCTTTGGAACAGTGGTGAAGATGCAGACAAGGACACTGCACGTAGACAGAAGCGTAAGCTATCTTACTACAGTAACATCTTAGTTGTTAAGGATCCTAAGAATCCTGACAATGAGGGTAAGACATTCTTGTATAAGTATGGTAAGAAGATCCACGACAAGATCCTTGCAGCAATGAATCCTGAGTTTCAGGATGAGACACCAGTAAATGTATTTGATTTCTGGGAAGGTGCTAACTTTAAGTTAAAGATCAAGAAGGTAGCAGGATTCTGGAACTATGATAGTAGTGAGTTTGATTCTGTTAGTGCTCTTAGTTCAGATGATACTGAACTTGAAGCAATCTGGAACAAGGAACATTCGTTAGAATCATTCCTTGCTAAGGATCAGTTTAAATCCTATGAGGATTTAGAAAGAAGGTTGAGTTTTGTACTAGGTCAGGCCAAACGTGCAGCAGTTACTACTGTAGACACTGAGGAATATGAACCAGTCAAAGCACCAGAACCTTCATCATTTCGTGCTAAAGTAAGTGCGAATACACCAGTGAAACAAGAAGCGGTTGTTGATGATGACGATGCCCTATCCTACTTTGCAAAACTCGCAGAGGAAGACTGATATTTGGAAGAACTACAGGTCAGCAGTCTTTGAGACTTTCCCTGACCTGAAGTTTGAAAAACAACATGTACACTGGACTAATAAAAAAGATGTCCATCTTACTGCTGACCTGTATTCAGGTCAGTATT